TTATTACACAGGGCATTGAAATGGCATCCGCTGTAATACCGCTTGACGAATGGATGTCAAAGATTGGCAGTTGGGTTAATGAATTATGGAATGGTCCAGAAACAATCGTTAAGGATTTTGATGAAAAAGGAAAACTTATATCCATAACAAAAACTCGTTCTGGTGGACTTGGTGACACGCTTTATGATTTTATTACAAAAACCGTTCCGCAGAAAATTAGTGATGCCTGGACCTGGGTAAGTGAAAACGCCACCAAATGGAAAGATGACGTTGTTAATTTTCTTGATGATAAAGGGATTAACTGGGACACTGTTAAGGAAAAGGCTACTAATATTGGAACAACACTTGCCGGATACATTAAGGATATTCCAACTCATATTGAAAGTGCATGGAATACGGTTAAAAATGTATTACTTGGTAAAGAGGAACTGGTACCAACATTAATAGACACTCAGGGCAATATTATTAAAGCAGAAACAAAACGCTCCGGAGGTTTGGCAGGTTGGTTTGGAGATGTGTTTAAAGATGTTGGCCCATCTATTATTAATGGTTTTAATGATGCTATTGCCTGGGCTGGAGATAAAATTGATGTTTTATCCGGACTGCTTGAAAATCGTGATAAATCCAAAACGTTAACGCAAAGCCTTGAAGAGGCTGCTGAAACATCCGATGTAGCAAAAGCAGTGCTTAATCTTGGCAGAACGGTAAAGCGATTAATCGTAGAAACAATACCAAATTTCATGAGTCAAGCATTTGAAGAAATTAAATTAAATATACCAACTCTTTTAGGAAAATTATTTAATTTTGGTCAAACAGATATTGATAATGCTAAAACAGAAGCACAAAAAACCGGTGCTGAAATGAAAGAAGTTTATAATGCTTTTACCGGTGAAGTGACTCCAGATGACAAAATGGACAATTTGGTTACACAAGCAGACGATTTCATCGCAAATATTGGAAGATCATTACAAAATATGGGTAAAGCTGGCGCAGAAGCTGCCGGAGCCAAAGATTCTGTAGAAAATATCAAAGAAGGGACAACTGGGTTAATTGATATTCTAAATATAATTCGTGATGTAAAGTGGGTTGCTGTTGGAGCTGGAGCCGGGACTATTGTTGGATTGTTAGCGATCGGTTTTGTTCTTGAAAAAATCGGCGATCTTTTTACGATTGCGGACGATATTGAAGATGCCGCTACAGGAATTGGACGCGGAATCATGTTTAGTGGTATTGGTGTAGCATTGGCCGGGCTTGGTGTTTTACTTGGACAGATAGCGATATTATCCAATCAGACAGAAATAACCGCTGATGGTGCTAAAAACGATAAACTTGATTATCTTATGGAACATCTTACAAAAATTGGAGAATTTATAAAAGATGTTCTCGATAAGGTGCTTTGGATTGCAGCTATATGGCGCGGTGGTGAAGTTGTAAATTCTGTAGCTGAAATATTCAGTGGTGACAAAGGCGGTTTGGCAAGTCTCGCCGGCGGTATTGGATTAGGTGCTGCTGGAGTTGGAATTGGATCAATTCTTGGAAATTTTGTTACAGGATTAATAACTGATATAGGACCAGCATTAAATGATCTATCAACTGAAATAGAACATTTTGCTGATAATATTACGCCTGCTCTTGAAAAATTATCAAAAGTAACTACGTACATTGATGCCGTATCCGGATTGCCAGGAAAGCTGCAAGAATTCGTAAGTGGTTTTTACAGCATCGGTTTTGAACTATTTTCCGACAGTGTAGATACTGATATGTCATATATGATCGGTATTGGCGAATTCATAAATAATTTGGCGACCGGTTTAAGTAATTACAGTAATATAAAAGATCCGACCACAGTTCTTGATAATTTGGTAAGCATGGTGGATTCTGATAAATTTAAAGAATTGATAGAGAAAATGCATCAATCCATTATGGGTTGGGCAACAACTACCTGGGGGACAAACGATATTAGGGACATGTCTCTTGAATTTGATCTTTTATCCAGTGCATTAAGCGTGTTTGGTACTGGCATTACAAATCTAAATCCGGATAGTGTTATGGCATTAGATAAAACATTAGATGTATTTAATAAATTAGCTGAAAGTTTTAGTTTAAAAGGAACTGACTCAACTGTTATTTATGAAATTGCAAGTGGCAAATTAGGCGATTTAGGTCGTGAATTAGAACAGTTTGCATCAGCAATGAAATATTTCACTGGCTATGTCAATGAAATTGCACTTGATGTTCTTGACGAAAATGAATATTCAGCATTTACAAAGAAAACCGATTTAATGGCCTATGTATTGGAAACAATGCTTGCTACACTTAAATCTATTACTTATATTGGGAGAATTTCTACTTATGAAGAAGATTTAAATACAATGGCAACAGTGCTTCCGAGATTTGGTACTGCTGCAAGCACTTTTATTAATGGATTAAATACTGGTATAGATGCATCAATAGATTCTGACAGAATGTATGTTTTAACCAGCGCAGTTGATATGTTACGTTCTTTTTCAGAAACAGTTCAGCATTTAGACGAATTTGTTCTTGATGATGGAACAATAGATCGTGTTACAGACTTTATAAATTCACTTAGTTTGCCAGATGTTAATATGACAGATATGGACGTGCAAACCGGTGAAAAGTTTAGTAATTTTTATAAATTTAAAACGGCATTAAAAAATCTTTCATCTGTAATTGGAGAAACAACGAGTGAGAGTTTAACATTTTCTCCAACTCTTGCTCCTGTTATCAGTACTGAATCTTTTGCCGATATTGAAACACAATTAAACGAGTATTTTGCAAGTAAGAAATTTCAAATCGATATTCAGCCGACAATTGATGCGGCTATTCTTGCTGGACAGTTTAACTTTGACTTTCCGGATCATGATTACAGTGGTCAGCTTACTACGATCAATGGTAGCATTAGCGGGCTTGGTGAACAGATCGGTGGACTTGGTGATGCTATTTCCAAGATGAAGATCGAAGTTAATGTTGCCGGCGGCGGTGGAACTCCTTCTAATCCTTTCTACGTGAGCAGAAGGAACACCACAATTATTCCATAAAAATTTATAGGAGGTAGGATCAGTGTACCATTCAATTACATTTACAGATAAAAGCGAAGACGAGCTGAATGCCGGAAGTTTTACGCCAACAAGTACCGGATTGTTGCTGAATGGCGTGAACACCTGGGATGAATGGCATCTGATCCCTTCTTCCCGACCCGATATCGCTATGCCCGGGGTTTCTGAAAAATTTTTGGAGATCCCGGGCCGCGATGGCTCTATTGATTTAAGTGAATGGCTTGCCGGAAGAGTCACATATAGTGATCGGGAAGGCAGTCTTGAGTTTTATCATCAAAATGGTTATGAAGATTATGAAACTGTTCGCCGTGCTATGGCAATGTATTTTCATGGCAGAGTATTGAAGATGGTTCTTGAAGACGATCCTGGATATTATTACCAGGGTCGTTTTAAATTTAATGGGTGGAAGAGCGACCCCAGTCATTCAAAAGTGGTTATTGATTATCGTCTGGCACCATATAAATGGGATGTGCTTCCAAGAATTAAACCTACTGATTGGCCATTTGATACATTTTCTGTAGATCGTGATTACGACTACTGGTTCCATGTTCCAGAGCTTCCTACTGAGGGAAATGTTGTTTATAAAGCAGGACAGTTTGTTAAGTATAAAGATAGTGTATACAGATTCACAAGTGCATACAGCGGTGTGTGGAGTAATGCATTATCTCATGCTGTTGTTGTGCCAACTTATTTTTCATATATTGCATATTCAACTGGAGATTATGTTGTAGATAAAGGTTGCGTTTGGCAAAAAACAAGCAGCGGATGGAATCCTGTTGTCAATTCTTATTTTTATTGGTATGATGTTCCAACTTACAAATCAACCAAAAGCTATATGCCTGGCGAAATTGTAAAATACAACGGAAAATTATATTGCTTTTTGCATCCTTATAATCCGACAGTTGATGCATGGGATGAGGATTACTGGATTGAGGTGCTACGGTCATATGGAAGTAATAAGGAGTCGTACTATGCTGGAGAATTGGTAACTTATAATAATAAAATTTATCAGTTTAACAGAGATTATGGGGCACCAATCTGGCAGGATTCTTGGTGGACAAAGATTCCATATTATGATGAATATCAACAATATTATACTGGAGATAATGTTATCTATAATGGCGATGTTTATCAATTTAATAGAGATTATGGACAGAGAGTATGGAATGACGCCTGGTGGATAAAAGTTTCAAACTACTCTGACAACGAATATTATGCGGCAGGACAATATGTTTTATATAATGGTGCTATTTATAGTTTTAATGTTGGCTATATTGGCGGAGATGCATGGGACCCATCATATTGGACTGTTGTTGTTCCTGCTTATGAAACTCCAGGTCATGCTTATCACACTGGTGATTACGTAATGTATAAAAATAACATTTATAAGTTTACACACGATTATACCAGTGGGCAAGAATGGAATGATTCCTGGTGGGAATCTGCAAAAATTTACTCAGATTATGATGTTTATCCCGCAGGAGAATTTGTTTGGTATAATGGCAATTGGTATAAGTTTACTGTCAATTATACGGGGCCGTTAGCATGGGATGATTCCTGGTGGACAAATAAAGCTTCAATTGCGAGCATTGCAGAGTACTCATCTAAAAATAGTTATCATGCTGGTGACTATGTTCTTTATAAAGGCGATTATTATAAATTTAATGTTGATTATGCTGGCGAAGATTATTGGGATGATTCTTACTGGACAGAAATATCTACACCAGTTATTGGGCAATTAGATATTAAGGGCTATAAAGTTCTTAGAATGCAGGCCTCCTTTGGAAACCGTCATGGTTTTATGTCAGCATATAAAAACACAAATTACGGATATGGAGCGCATATTACTCCTGTATTCTATAATACAACTGGGCAGGACATGAATGATGAAATTCAAGTATTTGTCGTTGGAGAACCTGACGGTCTTGTTTTCCGAGGAGGTCAATTGTAATGTATACAATATATATTCGGAATTACATGGAAAATGGGGTTCTTCAAACAAAAGAAACTGTTATGTATACAATTCCTGACATAACGGCAAATAATGAGTTTTTTGTTGATTCTCCACGTGCAAAAGGTGAAATGGGTAAAAGTGAATCTTTTGATTTTAGTCTTCAGCCATCCAGTCCATGGTATAGAAAGCTTAAATATCATTTGACCGTATTTCGTATAAAATATGATAAAAAAACTATTTTCTTTGGACGTTTGCTTGATTATTCTGAAGATGATTTTGGCGTACGATCTTATCATTGTGAGGGTGGGCTATCATTCTTACTTGACAGTTTTCAAAGCCCAAGTAAAGAAGACAAACGCAAATCGGTTTCAGTTCTAACATGGATGCAAACGATGATTAATCAGCATAATGATCAAGTTGGCAAAGATCCATGGAAATGGATTACATTGGGCGAAGTACCTGGTCAGTATCAAAATTCAAATCCCGGCCAGCAGATTAAAAATGTTCCAAATGCCAAATATGGTACAGACACGTGGCAAGAAACTATGAGCTGTTTTGAAGAACTTGTCTCCGATAATGGTGGATACTTAAGAACTCGTTACGAGAATCAAAATGGTGAAGAAAAGTTATATCTTGATTGGTTCATTGATTATTTCAGAGAATGGGATAATACAATGACGCCAATTGAAGTAAGTAAAAATCTTATTGAAAAGAATTCTAAGATCAATGTTGAAAAATTATTTACCGTTCTTATTCCTTATGGATCAAAGAAGGGTGATGATTTTCATATTAATTATTTATGCTGGCCACGCAGCGGGCATGCAAATGTTCCATATATTGAAGTTCCTGAATTGCTTACAGAAGGCGTATACACTGAAGAAGAATTGACAAATCCATATTATTCAGGAAGCGTATTCAGAACAGCAATTCAAGATTATGGACATGTTTGTAAAGTTCAGAAATTTGAAAATGCTACAACTCCTATACAATTATTTGATTTCGCTAAGGATTGGATAAAAAATAATTACCGTGCATCAATTATTAATATCGAAGCAAAAGCTTTAGATCTCCATCTGATTGGAGAAGCAGCTAACCAATATTCTATAGGAGATCAAATAAAATTAATATATCGGGATCCAGAAACAGATTTAATTAAATCAAGAATGCTCTGTATAATGGCTATTCAGTACGATTTAATGAATCCTGAGAATAATACCTATTCTTTAGGAATTCCGGATAATCCATATAATAAAAAGTATGGCACAAAGCAAAAAAGTGGTGGCGGTGGAGGAGGCGGAACTAATCCACCACCAGAAGATCAAACAGTTAATACGGTCGATGAAGCTCGCGATAAAATTATTAAGAGTATACAGGGATGGTATATTGAGCAAGGGCTTCTTAAAGGTATCGATATGGATGACCCAAATCATGATCCGCTTGGTGAATTACAATACCCACTTGGTGAAAAATTAGCTGCATTATTACCAGGGCGTCCATGGAATACAAATTTAAAAATGACAATCAGTGATGTGGATCCTATTAATAACGAGCAAACAGCAAAAGATGCACTTAAAAATATGAGGTCTGATTCATTACTTACAGCATATATGAAAACATCTAGGTTAGATGTTAATACATTTAATTTAGCTGGAAAAAAGGTGCGCACATTAAAAGTATTAGACAAAGATGGAAATGAAGTAGAAGTTCTTGGCATAAATGAAGGACCATAAATAATATTATCATGAAAATATTTCGGAGGTACAATCAAAATGGGTATAAAAGCATCCGATTTGGTGGCATATGTCGAAGACGCCTACAAAGAAAAAGGCGGCTATATTTATGGCGCCAAAGGGGAATTGTGGACCGAGGCTCTGCAGAAAAAGATGAACAAAACCACAGCAGAAAAGTACAAGCTCAGTCGTGAACAGGGTAAGAAATGGATCGGACATCATGTCTGGGATTGCAGTGGGCTCCCTTATGCTGGACTTAAAAAGCTTGGTAAGTCTATTTATCATGGCAGCAATAGCATCTGGAAACATAATCTGAGTCATAAAGGTAAGATTACTCCTGGAATGAAATTACCTAAAGGCGCTGCTATTTTTACCGGTAACGACGCTGATAAACCTCATATTGGTACACTTGTAACTTCTACCTGTGTATGTGAGGCCAAGGGAGTGATCAACGGTGTTGTGCATACTCCCCTATCCAATAAGAAATGGAAATACTGGGGTCTGTACAAGGGTGTAGATTACGATTTTATTCCTGAAGAATTCAAAGGCACCGCAACCGGTTCTACTACAAAACCTCCTGTAAAGTATCAGACGCTTCGGCAAGGCTATCGTGGAAACGATGTTAAATATATGCAGGAGCTTCTTCTGAAAGCCGGAGAGAAACTTCCTAAATACGGTGCGGACGGAAGTTTTGGCCTTGAAACCAAGAGAGCCGTTCAGAGTTTCCAGCGAAAGCACGATCTGGAAATTGACGGTATTGTAGGAAAACAGACCTGGGCGAAATTGCAGGAATTCGCCTGAGTTTTACTATGTCTATACCTGCGTAGACATTACTGACGGAATGGCGTTGATTGCAGGCTACATACGCTCACCCTCGGGAATTTTCTCCTTTCGCCCGAGGGTGCTTTATTTTTATAAAGGAATTATTCAGGAGGAATTGGTATGCCTGAAATTCAGGGTGTTTCACCAAATGTATTATGGACTACGATTTATGGTTTGGTTGGTTTAGGATTGATCTTTATGGTAGGCTATAATGTCTACAATGCGATTCACACAATTATTGAACGTAAACGCCTGAAACAACAGGAACGTGAACCAGATTTAGCTGACAAAATCTCAGCAAAAGTTATGGAGAAAATTACGCCAAAGCTTAAGGAGATTGAGGACAAATTGGATAAAGATAAGAATCGCCTGGACAACCATGAGCGATTGATATCAGATGTCCAAACCAGTCAAAACGATATCAAGAGCGGAATGGTCGCTATTTGTAAGACGCTTGTAGTTATTATGAACTACGGAAACTTTGGGGATACAAAAGAAGTTAAAGAAGCAAATTCTGAGCTGCAGCGGTATCTTGCAGGAAAGATTGTGAACTAATCAAAATGGAGGAAAAGATTATGAAGATTAACTGGGAAGTACGTTTTCGAAATAAGACTTGGCTGACTTTGTTTATTAGTTTGATCATTGGTTTTGTTTATAATATTCTGAAAATGTTTGATATTGTTCCGCTTATTACCGAAAACCAGGTTCTTGATGCTGCCGGACAGGTTCTTACATTCTTGGGTCTCTTTGGCGTTATTGTCGATCCGACTACAGAAGGCATTGGGGATAGTAACCGTGCACTCAGCTATAAAGAACCTTGGAAAGACGAGTGATAACTAATGTGGATGCATTGCAATCCGAATCCAGGACATAAAGAAGTTCCGGATTGTGTTATACGCGCAATTTGTATTGCCCTTAACCGCAGATGGGTTGATATTTATGACGATCTTTGCGATTTGGGAAGAAGTGAATTTAATGTTCCGATAGCGGATGCTGTATGGGGAAAGTATCTTCGCCAAATGGGATTTGAACCGTTTTTGCTTCCTGAAAGTTGTCCGCAATGCATAACCATTAACATGTTTACAAAAATGTATCCGAATGGGATTTATATTATTGGAACCGGAAACCACGCAGTTGCTGTAATAAACGGCGATTATTATGACAGCTGGGATTCAGGAAATGAAATTCCCAGTTTCTTCTGGAGAATCAGATAAAAGGAGATAGTTGATTATGGCTAATTATTATAATCCGTATAACTTTTTCCCGGCAACGTATCCTCAGCAGTATTCAACCGCTGTGAATCCACAGTTGAGTCCGACTCCGGGACAGCAGGGATACAGTGGAGCTCCTGCTATGAAGCCTATGGAATGGGTTGAAGGTGAAGTTGGAGCAAAGGCTTTCCAGATGCCCCAGGGATGGCCTGCAAATCAGCCGATCCCGCTTTGGGACAGCACTGACACGGTTATTTATCTGAAGAGTTGGAGCCAGATGGGTATTCCGAATCCGATGCAGAAGTTGAAATATGAGCTTCCTCAGCAGAATCAGCAGATGCTTCAGAGCGGGAATATTAGTGGTCAGCAGGAAAATGCTCAGGGTAGTAATGCGATGACCAAAGAGGAATTTGATAAGAAGTTTGAAGAGCTGCGAACTGATTTTCAGCATATGATTGATGAAATGAAGTCCACTGCAAATCGAGGTGCTGGAAAGTGAATCCACTTTATCAGATGTTAAATGGAAATCCGATTCCTCAAAATTCCCCGGGTGGATTTTCTACTGGAAGTCCTCACTTCAGCAATCCCTTTCAGAAAATGCAATACATTATGCAGGCGATGAATAATCCCTCTGCATTTGTGAAACAGCATTTTCCTGATATTCCAGATAATATTCAGAATGATCCAAACCAAATTCTTGGTTATTTGAAGCAAACACGCGGAATTACTGATCAACAGATTCAACAGATTTTCGGCATGTTTGGGAGGTAATATTTATGACAATTACACAGGCAATCAATGCAATTCGAACTGCCGTATTTGGCAAAGAGGTTCGGGAAGCATTGGCAGACGCTGTCGAACAGTGTTACTACAGGGACGGAAATTTAAACGTTCTTGGAATGAATGCCGCTGATGGCGAGACCGGTTTGATTATCACCATTGGCGGAACCACATCTGCGTAAAGGAGGTGTAAGATGTGCTTGATATTAACGGTGTCGACATAGAGATTAATAAAAATAACTCCGGTGTTTTCACAATTCATATGACTGGTGATGATGTTCCGGATGACAGCACAGAAGTTCATTTTGTAGTAAAGCGCACACCAGATTTCAGTGCGCATCTTATTCACAAGGTTCTTCTTCCCGTAGATGGTGTACTTACTGTTGAAATTGATAAAGAAGATACTTCTGGCCTTGCTGTAGGAGATTATTACTGGAATATCATCATTCAATTTGATGGCGGAGATCAACCATGGACGGTTCTGAAGAATGCCGGCAGATTCATTGTTCTTCCAGAGATTGGAGGATCATAATCATGAGTTTGTACCGGGATATTCAGATTGGATTTGCACAGGGGAAAAACATCAGCGCTGAAGTCGATATGGATAAGAACATTAATTTGACTGCCAATCAGGATCAAAAAATGGTTCAGATTGGCACTGATGTTCAGAAGAATGTTGATTTATATATAAAGAAGCAACGCAGTTTATCTTTATATATAGGTCAGAATCAATATTCATGCAAACTTCGTAATGAAACAACACAATATTGGACAGATAATGCCATGTATATTCCGGGAAGAGATGAAATTATTGTATATTCTGATCGTTCTGTTATAGACGGTATTCGTATTCCAGGAGTAAAAATCGGTGACGGTAATGCCCATGTTGTTGATTTGCCATTTTTGGATCAGGAACTTTCTGATTTATTATCGAGGCTTGCAAAAAGTATAGATGATCATATTCGCGACGGTGTCATTCATATTACAGAAGAGGAACGCAGCTATTGGAACAATAAACTCAATTGCGAAAATAGCGTTTCAGCAGAGGTCCTCATATTAAACAGAAACTGAGGTATACTGTCATGCCTGATAAAAGTTATATTAGTCAAATTACACTACCAAGCGGTGGGACATATTATATTAAAGACGCTGAAGCTCGAGATTTAATTGCAAATCTCAACAGCTTTGAATATGTCGTTTCTACAAATGCTGCAACTACTCCAAAAGATGTTACATGGCAAAACGGACAAAGTACAGTAACTGGTACACTTGTAGCATCGTCCAGTACTGTAGCTAAAATTTATCTTGTGCCTTCCACAAATGGCACAAAAGATATTTATGATGAATACATTACTGTTAAGACAGGAACTAATACGTATGTTTGGGAAATGTTTGGCAATACGGATGTGCATATGGCAGATCTTGGCGATCTTGCCTATAAGTATTCTGCCACTGGTAGTTATAAACCAGAGGGAATTGTTAGTCAGCCTACATTTTCTGGTTCTCCAATGACATCCACTGGAAATTTTACACCTGCTGGAAGTGTTAGTGCTCCTACAATTACTGTAAATCCGAGTACTGTTACAAAATATGTCGCTGGTAGTGCTACTGGAGGTGGAAGTGTTACTCCAGGTTCTGCTCCTACCTGTACACTTCCCACATTGAATCCTACAGTCGTTGACGAAGTTCTTGATCTTGGATGGTCTGCTGGATCATTTAGTGCTGGAAGTCCGACGCAAGTTACACTGCCAACATTTGCCAGTCAGACTATTGCTACTGGTATTCAATCTGCGTCATCCAGTCAGCCAACATTTACAGGAACTGAAGCCGAAATTTCAGTAAATGGTACTCCTGCTGGAACAGTTAGCCAGCCCACATTTACAGGTACATCGAAAACTGTATCAGTATCCTAAATATGCTGATAGAAAGGAGATTGGCATATGGCGGATATTTCCAAAGTTAAATTACCAAATGGGACAACATATAACATAAAAGATTCACGATATCCAGATTTATCAGAATCCGAAAACACATATTTGCGTGGAGATGGTCAATTTGCAGTGCCTTCTGTATCTGTTATGACGACAACTGCTCAAATTATTGATGGTGGAAATTGTTTAGTGATTAAATTAGCTACCAGTTGATAGAAATGCATAAAAGAAAGAGGTCGATTCCATTGACCTACGTTAAATGGCTTTTGATGTTTCTGATTGTTTTTCTTGTTATGATCAGAGCATCAAAATAGAAGTCATAAATCTAGCTTAAAGAAGAGATGTGCTGCAAAGTGCGTCTCTTTCTTTTTTATTCTTTTATGAAAGTTAGTGATGCCTATTGATTGTCTAATAGCGTAACTGTTTGCTTTTCGACCAAAAATCAAAGACCAAAATTTATATAAGGAGTTTATGTCTTATGAGTGACGGAACGACTATGTATATGCCTGTAGCGCCTGCTTACGGCTACAATGGAAACGGTGGAAACGACAATATGTTTGGCGGAAACTGGATGTGGTTCCTGCTGGTGTGGATGGCCATGTTTGGCTGGGGCAATAATGGCTTTGGCGGTTTTGGTAACGGAAATAATGCTGCCGGTGATATTCAGCGCGGTTTTGATCAGAGTACTCTTACTACTGGTATCAATAACATTCAGACTGCTCTTTGCAATGGCTTTGCTGGCGTGAATCAGGGTATTTCTAATGGCTTTGCTCAGGCTGAAATTGCTGCCAATTCCAGGCAGATGGCCGATATGAATCAGCAGTTCGCGCTTCAGAGTGCCCTTCAGAACTGTTGTTGTGAAAATCGCACTGCTACTGCTGACCTGAAGTACACTGTTGCTACAGAAGCTTGTGCGGACCGCAATGCCATTTCTAATGCTCTGCGTGATGTTCTCGAAGCGAACAACGCCTCTACGCAGAAGATCATTGATATGATGTGCCAGGATAAGATCGATGCGAAGAATGAGAAGATTGCTGAACTGCAGAATCAGCTTGCAATTGCTCAGAATGCTGCTGCGTTCAATGCTCTTGGAGATCGTTTCCAGGCAAGTCAGGATAACCAGACGGCTACTCTGGAATGTTATCTGGCTCCGACTCCCATTCCTGCGTATGTGGTACAGAATCCGAACTGCTGTGGCAATTTCGGCTATGGCGGATGCGGCTGTAATGCTGCCTAATCTGTAAATCATGTAGGGGCTGCTCTCGTTTGCGGGCGGCCCCTTATTTAGTCTTATGACTATACTTGAATCTTTTGGAGGAAATCAAAATGGCAGAATATGGTTATGTAGCAGCTCAGGACCTTCAGCCTGGTGCTGCCGCGATTCTTGAAAATATTCGTCCTTGTACAAAATGCCCTCAGCTGGTTATGCACGATAATATGACTCCGAATCTTCGGCTCAGAGGAATTGTGCGGAATCCCTGTTGCAACGCCAGGGCGCAGTACACGGTGTCTTTTAGCGGAAATATTGCTGTAGCAGAAGGTGGAACTGCTGATGAAATTCAGTTAGCACTTAGTGTGAATGGCTTCATTCGTCCGCTTACCATTGCTGCTGCTACTCCTGCCGCAGCAGAAGAGTACTGGCATGTGAGCGGAGATACGACCATCGATGTAGCCGCCGGATGCTGCACGGATGTGGCAGTTGTGAATGCGTCTGTCAGTGAAACACCGGCTACGACACCCGCCCCCATAATTACTGTGCGCAACCTGAATGTTAAGGTACTGCGAGTTGCATAAGGAGGAATCAAAATGGAAAAGTTTGAAGCGCTGGAAAAAGCCATGTGCAAAGAAATGGAAGCCATTGAGCAGAAGCTTAAGGGCGGAACTGAAATGAGCGTTCAGGATCTGGACAGGATCGATAAACTGGCCCATGCAATGAAATCCCTGGTTACTTATAAAGCCATGAAGGAAGCCGAGGAGTATGGTGAAGCAGAAGAATCCAGTATGAATGGGTATTCCGGACGTCGTGGTCGGGCTATGAATGGCCAGTATGTAAGTCGTAATAATGGAAATCAGCAGAGTTATGCCAATGGATACTCCGAAGGATATTCTGCGGCTATGAATCGGATGAGCGGTAACATGCACTATCCGCAGAATTGGTAAAACACGTAATGTCGTGGCAGAGGGATTTTGTGTTCTTCTGCCACGATTTTTAGGAAAGGAGATCTTATATGGCTACAACTACAGGAACTGAATATGATCATATTGATCTAGTTAATGGTTCAAATACAACAAGACATTACCTAAAAGATCCTGGAGCAAGAGAACAAATCAGTGACTTAAAGAGCGCTTTTGAAAATGGACTTGCTCCCATGGGCCTTTGGACATTGCTCAAGGATGGGAACTCAAACAAGGTAACAACTAATGGTGTTGTTTTTGAAAGGTGCCTTGATGGTATTGTTAGTGTGCAAGGGACAGCGACACAAAATGCAATTTATGATTTTTATAACAACAACGCCGCTTTCCCTGCTTGGGTGACTCCCGGAGAAACATATGCGCTTCGGATTTTTTGCGGGAGCAATAATGTTAGAGCTCAGGTTTATGTTTACTCGCCAACAATTACACGGATTGCTCAGTGCGTGGCCTCTGACGGTACTATTACATTCACGCCCCCGTTAAATGCTTCCGGCTTCCGCATCCGTTTAGCCGTTGATTCGGGTTTGACTGTTAGCGCAACGGTAGCCTTTATTAGGCTGATTAAAATCAGTAGCGAATATTATAAACTGTTACAAGACATGGAACAGGCAGAAACCGATATCGAAACGCTTGCAACAGGTTTTGAAAACATTGAGGACGTAATTGATGCGCTGAATTATTCTGGAGCCGGAACGCTTGTGGTTGACGATCACACAAGCGCAGTTACAACGCATAATATTACGTTTGCAAAGAAAAGTAACGGGCTTGTTAGCGTGAGCGCAACCGCCGCCGCTAATGATAATGCGGTGTATGATTTTTATAATAACAGCACTATACTGCCAGATTGGATTAAAGCGGGGCAGAAGTATTCCGTCCAAATTCTTTGCCCGAATGATAATGTGCGGGTGCAGGTTTATCAGTATAATCCGAGCAGTGAACGGCTCGTCAATGCCGTTGCATCGAACGGGATTGTTGTTTTTAAGCTTGATTCCAATGCTGTCGGCTTCAGAATTAGGATTGTTGTTGAAAACGGGATCAATCCCGGAAACGTTGATGCTTATGTCAGACTGACTGCATATTACGGCACATCCGTTGAAACGGCGCAGAATGTTTCAGCGCCTAAATTGTTGACGGAGCAGTATAACAAAATGATTGACATTAACCATCGTGGATTGCAGGTAATGTATCCGGAAAATTCTATTCCGGCATTTACGGCATCCGCTGTTTATGGTTATCATTTTGTAGAAACAGACGTACAGCAGACACAGGATGGCGTTTTTATTCTGCTCCATGATGGCACAACCCAGCGCACAACCGGGACAACCGGGAATGTTGCCGACATGACACTCACCCAGATAAAAGCGTTATCGTTGCTGATGGGTTCAACCGATACGGGCTATAAAATCCCAACGCTCGCCGAGGGTATGGCGTGTTTCAAGGCAAACAATCTGATCCCGTTCATTGAGCTAAAAAAGGAAACGATAACAACCGCCAATGTTTCAACTTTGATTGCACAGCTTGAAGCAACTGGACAAAAATATATCATTATGTCTCTTGAGCATGGTTTTAGAACGGATGATAGCGTCAGCCATGCAAAGTTGCTTGAAGCTGTACGGGATATATCTCCTACCATTCCAATCGGGGTAACCGTTTATGCATTAACGTCGGATTTAGTGGATAATATATATTCAAGATTTGGGGACAATACTATTATACTGGTGGATGAACGGACAAATATCAGTCAAAGTCTAATTGAATATATCCACGAAAAAGGGCTGTTAATTGGTGCATTTACTCCCGCAACCTATAATCGTTATAATACGTTAATGACGGAGGGTTACGATTTTGCGCTGTCCAATTTTTTGATGAATAATCATGAGATACAAGGTCAGACAACGCTTTATTACATCGGTACAAACGACACTACGGGCGTTGACAGTTGGAGCGTTGAGATTTCCTCCTCTGATGCGATGCGTTACCGGGATGTTGTGCGCATCCGTGGGCTTATCAAATGTGCGTCCGAGGTTGTGATTGACGGCAACACGGGCGGCGGGGCAACTCCTTACCAGACGCTTAATATCACGCCCACGGAATGGACACCTATTGATATGCAAATATATTTGAGAGGTTCTGACCCAATCCAGTTAAGCATAACTCCGGCAAGCGGAAAATTATATTATCGGAACCTGTCTTATACAGTTACCAAATGCCAGAGATAAAGTACGTTTTAAATAAGAAAAGTTGCTTATTAGACATGTGTTAAAAATTGCAAAAGAAACACGCTCTAAGATAAGAAAGGAGCGTGATATATATATCATGTCTATTGAAGCAAAGGAAGCCTTTATTAACAGAATTCGAATGAAACTGAGCGACTGGTGTATTCCTGTGCAAACAGACAAAATGCTTGGAATTGTATCAGACTGCTTATTCGGATTCGACATCGATGTTACGGAAGATGATAGCGTATACATCGGTGAAGATTTTTTGGAAATGTTTATCAATGCATTAAGAGTGCAAGGAAGAGCGGATGGAACAATTACAAGGTACAAATATGAAATTGAAAAGTTATTGGCAGGAGCAAAAACAACTGCCAATCACATTACAATCCATCATATTCGGACATTTTTAGCATCAGAAAAAGAACGGGGAATATCTGATAATACCTTAGAAGGGAATCGTCAAGTATATTCCTCGTTCTTTGGTTGGCTGTACCGTGAAGGACTTATTCCCAAAAATCCGATCGTTAATCTCGGCTCAATAAAAGTTCCGAAGAAGTTAAAAGAAGCATATTCTGAAGTTGATATTGAGTTACTTAATCAAAACTGCGATAATCTACGGAATGTTGCAATTGTATCATTTTTATTAGCAACAGCATGTAGAATTAGCGAAGTTATTAATCTAAACATTGATGACGTCGATTTCCAAAATCTTGAATGCGTAGTTCATGGTAAAGGGAATAAGGAACGCAAAGTATATCTGGATGAAGTCACAAGTTTATTTTTGAAAGAGTATATTGTTAAACGTGATGATGACAATGAAGCATTATTTGTTGGTCTTAAGAAGCCACACAATAGAATTCATCCTTCTGGAATTAGGGCAATGTTAAGGAAACTTGGAATTGAAGCAGATGTCGACCATGTGCATCCGCACAAATTTAGAAGGACAAAAGCTACAAATCTGATCAAACATGGCATGCCGATTCACGAAGTAGCGGCTATCTTAGGTCATGATAAATTAGATACCACAATGAAATATATTGCCATGGATGATAATACTGTTAAACATGACTATCACAAGTTTGGATAAATAAAGAAAGGTCGTGCAGATTATGTATCAAGGTACTACACCGTCACTAGTGTTCTCAGTTATTGGAGAAGATCTGAGCGACAAGACGGTATATTTGACTATTAAGAATAATGGTCAGACGATTACAAAGAAAAACAATAATCTGGTTATTACTTACGATGAAACTACTAAAACAACCCAGATTATTTGCAGACTAACTCAGAAAGAAACATTATCGCTAAAAGATACGGCGATTGTTCATATTCGATATATTGACGCTCAGGGACATGCGTATGCTACTGAGAAAGGCAGATTTAACGTTGAGGAATCTCTTAATAAAGAAGTTATAACTTATGAAGGTGATGGTAATGGGTGAAAAAATTAAGCTCAGAGTTGATCCGCTTAAAGTTATTCCATTGAAAGTCGCGAATCAGGATGCTGCCCCTCTTACGCTAAGTTCGCAAGAGCAGAAACTTATTGAAGGCATCTCCCCTATTGTTTCTTTTGAACGTACTGAAGATGGTGCTTTGATGATTGTAAAAGACATTGAGGGAACTAAACAGGTGCTTCTCTATGATGGTCCACAAGGTCTTAAAGGTGATAAGGGAGACAAAGGTGATACTGGTCCACAAGGACCTCAAGGACCAAAGGGCAATACTGGAAAACAAGGTCCTCAAGGTATTCAAGGAGAACGTGGTCCTCAAGGTGTACCAGGATCAGAATATACTGTGCTTGTTCAGTCTGAGCAACCAACACATATTGCAAATAAAGTATGGATTGATCCTAATGAAAAAGCATCTACAGAACTTGCCACAATGGACGATTTAAGATCTGCTATGTCCATTGCTCAGGGACTTATATTTGCTGAAGCAAACGAAATTATCTCAAGATATCATTCCAATGCAAAAGAATATTCGATTTCTTTGAATGGAGTTTATGATTCTAACGTAGCTGTTGGAACTTGTATCATTGTGAAAATCACAAGGAACCTTACTGCTTATCATCATACAATATTTGGCTTGGGTTTGGACAATGGCGATGGATCATATATTGCAAGAATTATTCAGAATATTGGCCAAACGGATTATGAAAGTGGAACGGTCGTTTTCGGTCAAAATAAGTACTATATTTTCAGAAGAACTGAAGATGGCTTTGATTGGTTTAATCTTAGCATTCCAGGAGGTGGGAATTAATGCCTGTAAGTGTAAAGACAATCGCAATGCGGTATAAAGATCCCACGACTGGAGAGTATGAAGATATTGTCGGTTTCCAGGGACCTAAGGGAGATACTGGTGAACGTGGTCCTCAGGGTGTTCAGGGAGAAAAGGGCGATAAAGGTGAAACTGGGGAAACTGGTCCTCAAGGTCCGCAGGGAATTCAGGGTGTTAAAGGAGAAGTTGGCCCACAGGGTCCGCAAGGCATTCAAGGAATCCAAGGAGCTCCTGGACAGGATGGGGCAGACTATATCCTGACGGCGGCAGACAAAACTGAAATTGCAGAAATCACGGATGGGTTGCCGGAACGGGTCACAAGTCTGACAAGCGTCCAGCTCAACCAGCGTACCTACGAAGCTGTAGGGATTCCCGTATATGTTGAAAATGTTGCAGAATACAGTGAATACGGCATTACAGAAACTGGATGGTATGTTTTTGCACGAATTACGGCTAAATCTGGGACGCTTGTAACTGCTCAGACAATTGTAACAGGTGCAGCAGGATACATCGCAACGGTCGGGAATGATCATGTTGATGTGGCTGTTCGATTCGAAGTGGCATCCATATCCCAGGAAGTCACGGTGGCCTGGGGAGAGCAAACAGAGACGTTTGTATTTCGGGCAACTGATCTGGCTGTGAGGAATTTGGACTATCGGACAACATTCTATGTCTACGATTTAGGTCCATTTGTCACATGGACATACACGTTGACGGCTGACACGACATTCGCAGCCAACAAAAGATATTTCACATTGGTCGATGGCACGTATGTTAAGTCTGAGGTAACCACGGGCGCCAGTGTGCCAGCGAATACATATTACAATCACAGTAAGCTGCATATCGCTGGCATGGTTAGAAACGTGACTTATCGTCTCAATGAGATGGTGGATGCCCCAATTGAGATTGTGTTGCCGAATGTTCCAGATGATGGATATGGTGCGTGGTTTGAACTCCAGATGCAGTATAACAACAGCTACAGCGTCACTCTACTACCTGAGGACAGCACGGTTAAAATCGGAACTACTAGCACACAGTCTCAGACTGCTGGGATTAACGTGATTGATTTGCAGTATGCCGATGTCAATGGCGTGAAAATGTGGACGCTGCTGAATACTCACACCAATCTGCCAGCATAAGAAAGGAGTGAGTGGAAATGGCTGAACGGTGGGGATATGAAAAACTGGACGAGAATGGCAAAATCAAATCTCTTCCTCTAAATGACTATGACGGCAAAGTGACCGGACATATTGTATTCAATGTAAAAGCTTGGATGGATGAGAATCCGGAGGAACGGAAACGACTGGGATGGATTAAGCACATTACTCATGAGACGAAGGATATCGAGTATAACAAGCGAACGCAGTACCTAAAAAGGTCCATGAAGCAAATCGATGAATACACTGTCGAAGATGTATGGCATATCATGGATAAATCCGAGGAAATGATGCGGTTGGAGGAACTAATGCGTGGCGGTTTCTGGGGCGATGATGAAGGAATTGTCTTTGGAGGTGATTAGACATGAGCATGGATCTGAATACGATGGCTAGGATTCAGAGTGAAAAGGAAAAAGAGATTGAAGCTAGTCAACATGAGCTAAATTCAGAAGGTGTCAGGATGGCGGAGGAAAAGCGGAAGACCTTTGATCTGCCGACGAACGCGGTCAAAGTTGATCCGCTACGGTAAGGAGTGAGCTCATGTACGATGTTAAACTAATTACGTCAAAGACAGATACAGATTGTGGACCTGCTTCACTAGCAATGCTACTGAGCTATTATGGAACGGATATTGAACTAGATGATTTGATTGAAGAATGCCATACCCGGATTGGCGGATGCAGTGGTGGGGATCTGCTTCGAGTTGGCAGGGCACACGGTCTGGATATGACAGCGTTTAAGATGGATTGGGATGAACTTATCAGGCAAGACCGGCCTGGAATTGTCTGGTGGACCTATGATCATTGGCTAGTTATGTGTGGCCAGAATGATAAGGGTGACGTGGTAATCGCCAACCCAAGCAGAGGACGGTATGCCATCGATCCGGAGAGCTTCAGCAAGCTTTATACCGGCATTTGTCTGTTTAATGGGGAACCAGTAACGATGCCGGAGTATGAAATCGCTACAGCTGCGGACTATGAGTATGCACTGGAGCAGTTGGGGGTAAATCTGTGATGCGAAAAGACGATCTGATGGATGCTGTGAATGCCAGGCTTGAGCAGATTGATTCAGCGCTTGCAATAATTCCGGATGAAGACGCGCCAGATGCCATTACGCTGTTTAGAAAATGGGAGCCCGGTATGGATCTGGTAGCTGGACAACGGTTGCAGCATGAAGGAAAACTGTATAAAGTCATCCAGCCGCATACCAGTCAGGAAGACTGGGAACCGGACAAAACCCCTGCCCTGTTTACTGAAATTGCGAAACCTGGAGAAATTCCTGAATGGAAACAACCTACTGGAGCACAAGATGCCTATAACAAAGGTGACCAGGTACGACACAATAGCCAGGTCTGGGAAAGCAATATAGACGCTAATGTGTGGGAACCGGGCGTATATGGATGGAATGCAGTTTAACCACTTCTAACAGTTCGGAGTAGTCATAGCAGATCAGTACTGACCGGCGTGCAATTTCGTTTGGCACTGACACTGCAATGCGGGAGCAGGATATTTGGTGGGGAACCTGCCTGTTAGATTTTTGCAAAGGAGCAAATTATGAAAGTAAAAGAATTGATTGAGATACTTAAAACGTTTCCAGAAGATGCTGGTGTTTTTATTAAGAGTGACCTCTATGGAATTTATCCTCTTGATGAAGTAAAAGATAATGATATTACAGAAGTGGATTGCAAGGAAAGCATAGTTTTAAGTTAAAAGGAGCTTACCTATGAAGACCCTACAGCAACTGGATAACCAGGAACTTACGAAATTAATGTATGATGTTCTGGCAGAAGTTGAAAAGCGACTCATGCCAAAATCATATTTAGTAGATAGACCACATATTCATGATGATTCCAAGTATGGTATTTCTGCAAGTTTTCCAGGAGGTAGCTCTATTGTGGATGACTGGGTGGCAGAGATGACGGAAGATTTCGAGGATTGACATAATGCCAAAGAGGTTATATTCTGAAGATGAGGTCATTGCGATCTTGTCGAACCTTGCCAATGGAATAGGACTCTGCGCGAAAGGAGATATTATGCCTGCGCGCTATAAACAAAAGGTTAAACTTGGTGGTGAAGATCACTGGGTAACTGGAAGGACCTTAAAAGATCTTCTGGAAGCATATTTGGAGTTATGTATTGAGCAAGGAACTGTGAAACCTGTACTTGGTTCTGTAGAAGATTCTTCGATACCTACAGTGGAAGCATATTTGAAGCAATTTGTGAAGCTTTACAAAAGTAAACAACAGGCTCTGACGATGATCCGACGCGAAAGTATCATCAATAATCATATTTTACCTAAGATCGGATCCAGGAGACTTAACACGCTTACTGTGAATGATTTTCAGGAGTGGTTTAATGAGATGGACGCAGAAGGATATTCTCATGAGACTCTCCTGAAAATCAAGAACACACTGAATCCTGCTTTTGATGCAGCGGTTGAAGACAAGCTAATAGCGTTCAATCCATTGAGATCAAGCCGGTTGGATATTGTCGGAAAAGAAACTGTACATCACAAGGCAATTCCAAACGAAAAATTCAAAGAAATTCGAGCGGCGATATCTGAACTAAGCGATTGGAAGATCAGACGGATGCTCGCTCTATTGTGCTTTACCGGAATGCGAATGGAAGAAATTCTTGGGCTTAGATGGGAAGACATAGATTTTGCAGATGGATGGATCCATATTCAAAGAGCTGTGGTCCATCCAACAAGAAATCTCCCAGTAGTAAAGACCCCTAAAACTAAGACCAGTGATAGAAAGATTCCATTGGCAGAAGAACTTAAACGATATTTGCGACCTGAAGAGAAACATGGATATGTACTCTGGACTGCTAAAGATCCTACAATGGAGACTCCTCTTAGCTACACGGAGGCCAGACTGATATTCAGAAAGATACGTGAGCAGTTCGACATCCAGGAATATTCAGCTCATGATTTCCGAGATACCTGCGCTACGGAATGGAGAGAAGCTGGGATTCCACTTGACGTTATTTCTAAAATTTTGGGACACTCGAAAACAGATATTACAGAGAAACGCTACGTGAAGTATCGGGATGAAGTTTTTAAAGACATTCGGGGATATTTCAACGAGCAAAAGAGAACAGAAATCGGACAAAACAGTCAGGGCTGAGGTCTTCGGGATTCCTGAAGTAGGGCTTATTTTTACACAAGAAAAAGTCCGGAACTCCATTGATATCAACGGCTCCGGACTCTGGAGCTGATAGCCAGATTCGAACTGGCGACCTCATCCTTACCAAGGCGTAGGAACCCTTATTTTATAACGATTTAGGCAGAGTCCTGTTCCATTTTGGCAAAAAGAGGTTGGTAAGAATTGTTACCAAATGCGACAAACGCAAGGACCTTATTTTTTTTTTCGCATTTAAAACATGGTTTATAATAGAAAGGAGGCTGATAATAATGGCAGCCAGGAAAAAGTATTATATGACACAAAAATTTGAGACAAAGGAGGATTTCGATAAGTATTTTGACAAAATTTATAATTCTGGTTACTCGCATGGAATGCATGATGGAAGAATTAATGCTTTGAGTTATTTCTTGGACGTCATAGATGCGCAGTTTGAAGATGATGAAACTAAAGCAGCTGCACATGAAATGAATGAAAGAAATAAAGCAAATTTTAACAGGCAAATAAAACAAAAAGAGGACCAAGAAAGATATTTAAGAAAGAAGATAGAAGAAGAAATGCAACAGAAATCTGAAGAGCTCTAACAAGGGCTCTTAATTTTCGCATTTGAAACATAGTTTATAATAGAAAGGAGATGCATATTATGAAAAATCTATCTATGGAAAATTTATCTTTTATGCAATTGGTAAAAACTTATGAAGTTATGAAAAAGTATGATGAAGAAGAAAGAAGAATGCGTAATGATCCTAGTGTATCAATAGGTGCACTACATGCACTAGACAGAAACACATTAATTCAACTTAAGTTCATATTTGGACTTACATATTTAAACAGATTACCAAAAGAAGTACAAATAGAAAAGATTAAGAAAATGTGTGAAATTTTTCATGAAGAGTCCTAACAAGGGCTCTTATTTTTCGCAAAAATTACATAGCTTATAATAGACCGAAAGGTTAAATAATTTTTAGGAGGAAGACCTATGGAAACTAAGAAAAGAGTGGTATTTGTTAGTGTCCCTATGAAAGGGAGAACCGACGCATTGATCGAAAAAGCGATCCAGATAGCAAAAGTTCAATATTTGCGTATCAAGAATATTAGTGCGGATGATGTTGAGTTTATTGATGGGTATCACGGCGTTTATCAGCGTTTGGGTGCTGAAGATCGTAAATTTGTTGATAAGCTAAAACATACGGCACTATTCTATCTTGGTCATGCAATTGAATTAATGTCAGGATCAGATGAAATCATATTCGGTCATGGTTGGAAATATGCCAGGGGATGCAGGATTGAACGGCAAATAGCAATAGAGTATGGTATTCCTATGATAGAAATTAGCAAAGAAATATCGGAATGTATTTTTAAAGAACTTAAAGATGAAAATAAGAAAATAGTTAAAGAATTAAAAGAAAAAGAAGGTCTCAGTATTAAAGAAATTGCTGAGAGAACTAAAATTTCAGAAAAGACCATAACTAAATGGTTTGAGGAATTTATGGAGTAATATTCTAAGCTGGGCAGCGATGCCTGGCTTTTATTTTTACGCAGAATAAACAAGGTATTTAATGAAAGGAGGTGTCGATAATGACACTGGAAGAATTAAATCTTTTAATAAAAAGGGAAGAAAAAATTATAAAAGAATTGAAAGGAGATCTAAAAACACTAAAAGAGCAACGTGCAAAAATGACTAAGCACGGCGATCTTACAGAAATACGTGAGTACTTTTTTAAAAAGTATCCGCATGAATTGGAACGCGTAAAAAGAAAAGCTTTTTTGCATGTTGTAGGTAAAGTAGTTGGAATAGAAACTCTTTCGAGAGAACAGTATGACAATTTAATTGAAGAAATAAAAAGAATTGCAATAAAAGAACTTCCAAGAAGAAAAGAGTCCTAACAAGGGCTCTTATTTTTCGCAAAAGGAACAACTCTTTTAATGAAGATCGAAAGATCTATCACATATTTAAGGGAGGAATTCTATGGGAGTATTCAGACAAAAATGGAAAAATGTGTTGATTCTAGACAATGAAAAGGATGCAATTCTAGTTAATGCAAAGGAAAAATTAGGAGGTGTGAATATGGAACTAAATATTTATCCTGTAACAGTGGAATTGCCCACACAGAGAAGTTATTTAGGAGCAGTAAAAAGGTCAATTGAATACTCCAAAATGGGAGTGTTTAATTTAATATGTAGACAAGATTAAAGGAATTGGGTCCTGTGGCAAATACTGCAGGGCTCTTTATTTTCGCATAAGAAACAACTATTAGAATGGAAAGGAGGTGATAAAAATGAAAAAGAAGCACTGGTGGAATAAATTAGCAGATAAATGGCAGAATGCTGATAAAAGCACTAAAGATCTTATAAAAGCTTCTGCTATGTCATTTGCATTAGGAGGAATAGTTGGTGGAATTACTGCTGGAACTATTGTCGATCGAAAAGCAAATAATGATATTGCAGAAATTACAAAAGATGCTATGGTAGAGTGTGTAAAGGCATATGATCAAGGCGTAAAAGACGGTGCTGAAGATCCTAGCTTGGTAAATAATATTATCTATAAGTAAAAACTTTATTGAGCTGTGCAGAAACGCATGGCTCTTTATTTTTCGCAAACTTTACAACGCACTATATAGGAGACAGGATGAGAACGTCTCTATATTTTAAGAAAGGTGGTAAACCCTATGAGCAGAAAAAGAGAAGAAATTGAAGAAGAGGAGGACGATGATGACTATTCATTAGAAGACATTAAACGAGATCTGAAGAGAGAAATGAGAAAATATCCAAAAATCTCTGAAGAATATCGTGTTCTTATGCAGAGGTTAACGGAGATAACTGAATGCGAGAGAAATGAACAACAGGCAGATGCGGCTAAAATACAGAAGTATAGCTGGGTGCCTAATGTGGTAACGCAATTCGCAGGAACGTTAACAAACACAATAATCTCATACAGCATGAACCGAAAGACTGTCAGAGATGTACTGGATTTTGAAGACAGAGGTAATATTCTGACGACTAAAAGTCAAAGTTATATTAAGAAACCTTAAACTCAGAGGGCTATGCGAAAGCATGGCCTTTCTTTTTTTTTTACCAAATTTCGCATCCAAAACAAGCTTAAGAATAAGGAGGTGATTGTTCTGAGAAAACAAATCAAACAATATTTAAGAAAGAAGGTTGATAAATTACTTGATACAAATTGGAACGGTTCAAAAGAACTAATGGATGAACTTCCAGATGATCTTAAAGAGAAGATTCATCAGGAGATCGACAAGGTGTTTGAAAAGAACGACAACAATATTAAGGAGAAAAAAAATCAATGAACAAAAATGATGTTTTGAAGATGTATGACAATGAAATAAACGAAACAGAACAAAAGCTTACATGGTTAGAAAAGCAGCAAAAAAAGTTGTATAACGATTTGACTACCGTTGAAAGGTTAATGGCGACGGCAAAGAAGAATCTGGAAAACTTGAAATTGGCAAAAGAATGTATGGCATCTTATGAAGAGATGCCAGAACTCCGGAAGAAGGAACCGGAGCAGCCGAAAGAAGAACAGAAAGTCGAAGAGACTAAAAAACCTGAGGAAGCAAAAGTTGATGCTCCTAAAAAGGAGATCACTTATGATTCTAAAAAGACTAAAATTATAAGGTTTGATTCAATGGGAAATCAAACTGGTGTCTGGTGCTCTCAAAGGAGAGCAGCAGAAGAAATTGGCTTATCTCAATCTGGGTTAAGTTATATTATGAAAACCTCGAAAGAGGAACAAATCAAGAAACGCGGATGTTATTTCGCGTATAAGTATTGATCAGATGGCTCTTGTGGCAATTGCTGCAAGGGCCTTCTTTTTTTGACGATATAAAAATCGCCAAATAAACAAGGTATATAGTAGAGAAGAAGGGCATGTAAATGATAATACTTTTATTAAACTATTTATAAAGGAGATTTTGAAAATGAAGAAATTTATTAAGGTTGCAAATTTTATTATGAATATTTTGCTTGGAATATATGAACTGTTTATGATGGTTGGAATGGCCGTTGTAAGTTACAGTTCAGATAGAGAAGCAATTGCAGTATGTGCAGCAGTTATTG